ATTTTTAGAATAACCAGAGGCTATGAGAGTGTCTAAAAGTTTATAATGACCATCTTGTATAAAAGGCTCGCCTCCTGCAAAATACACATCAGTCAGAGAGGGTATAATTGAAGGTAAACTTTTCCATAATTTATCATTATCTGTATAAGGATCAATAACTTTAGTAAAGGATTCCTCGGAGTCTCTATACCAACTAGTTGAAGAATCAGGGCCGCAAGTTCTACATTTGAAGTTGCATAAATTACCAAATCTTATATCGAGGTATTTTGGGTGGGAGTTTACTGAGCCGTCTTCATTGGTCTCATTTTGTAAGTAAGCAAGTTGTTTAAATCTTTTGTTAACCTGAAGTCTGTTACTATCACTACCGGCTTTTTCTTTATCGTAACATGCAGTTTTACAGACAGTCGGATAAGTACCAGACAAGAAGCTTTTTCTTATTTGTTTATACCTATCACCGTTCCAAACTTTATTAATATCTTCTTGTGATGAACCTACATTACCGTCAAGTGGTTGTATATACTCTGCGTGACAACATACGTGAAAGTTACCACTTAACCCTCCAAATAGATGCATCCAAGGAAGAATACAACCTTTAACCTTGTGGGACTGTTCTTCCTGTTGCAGGGAAACCTCCAAAATGTACTTGATTATTTCTGATGGTACACGCTATAATATTTTTACCACAAACATCGCCAGAGGCGTCAGCAGCAGTTTGATTATCAGCACCAATAGGATTTACGTTAGCGGATTTTAGAGTTCCTCCACGAGTCCCATCACCTGTCCCTGGTATAGTGCCTCCTCCTGGTCCTGGATATTGACACTCTTCTCCTTTATACACCCATTGACATGTATTCTTGTAGAATTTTCTTTTTGGAGTTTCTGTTTTAAAATATTGAAGCCACGAGACTAACCCAAATTCAGCTACTTCTTGATTTAGAGATTCTAAGGAGTCTATTTTAAATACATCTTCAATATACGAATCTTGATCGGCATCTGCATTTAAAATGTAAACGGGGTCTCCAAGTGATGTTTGGGAGTCTAACTCATTTGATAAGAATAAAAATCTGTTTTCTTCAATTGATTGTATAGTTGCCTCTGTAGAACCTTTTGACGATCTAACATTATCACCCACTCTATAAGGTAAAGCATTGTATACTTCAACAACATTTGATGTGACGAATTTTACGGTGCTATACTCAGGCCAGAACTCTAAGAAATTAGCAAAAGTGGTTTTAATATTTACAGCACCTCCAAGTATATCTCTCGTGTCTTGTTTTTCTTCTTTCCACGTACCGTTAACTGCTTCTGTTTGAGTTTTTGTAAAAGAAGCGTTTGCTTGGCCATATATACCCACTACAGTAGTGCTATAAGCTAATCCATTTGCTCTTGCTCTAGTTAGTACATCAAAACCTTCAGTCCCTACAGAACCAAAATCCGAGGGATTTGCATCGATTGTTCTAGGATCAATTCCATGAACTAACTCACCATTTACGATAGCCTGACAAGCGTTAGAAGTATTATTACCAACTAAAAAAGGATCTTCTATCAAAGACGTTATAATATTATCAAAATTAAAAATGGTTAATTGTATCTCAGAAATTTTACCGTCATTACTTTGCTCTACGGATGAAAAGTTTACTGGAAACGCTAGGTAACTTTTACCTGCATATGTTACGTTGTATGACAAATCTGAAATGTAATCACCTCTTACATCAGCGAATCTGATGGGAAAAGATACAGGGTAAGCTCTACCTGCTCCTCCCTCAGTAGGATTACCTGCTTCGTTTGGAGGATACCACTCTCCTGGATAATATACCTCATATAATCTTACAATAGGGTTTTGCTGAAAAGCATTCTTTTCTGCAAAAAATCCACTCGGTGCTATAGAGGTTACGTTTGCAGTTGCAGTGGTAACATTTCCACTGAATACATTTGAAGTAAAAGTATTTACTCTTGTAAGCTTACCTGCACCACTACCGGAAATTGTAATAGTATTAGAGTGTATGGATTCAGAACTGCTAAACTTTACAAGCGTATTATTTAGTTTAACTTTTAAAGTATTAGCACTGCTATCAACATTAGCTAATACACCTATAGCACCAGTTGTATTACCAAAAATTACATTTGTCGCTTCAAAATTAGCGGCATCATCTACAGTGAGTATGAAATCATAATTTCTAGCTGACATTAATCATAAACCTCTTGTAAAGCAAATTCTACAGTATAGAAATTTTGAGTGAGATTTGGTCCTGTTGACAAAACTTGATTAACTTTTAACGGTCCGTCAAATCTCGTAGTTATCGTACCACTCTCATTAATATGCGTAAGATCAAAAGTAAAAGCTTCAAACTCACCACTACGTAAAGTATAAAAATCCTCGATAGCTGTTTTTTCAATGCCAGTTACATTTGTGTAACTAAGGTTATATTTACGCTTTGCCCTACGAGAACGCAGACGTCTCTTTTCATAACCAGCCTGTGACTCAAATTTAATTGAATCAAATGCTCTTTCAGAAGTGATTCCTCTATCAGGCTTTCTATCAATCATTGAATTAAATCTATCTGGTGTTGTTACTTCAGCATCAAATATTCTGATCGAAAGTTTATCGTCCTGATCAATAGAGGCTAAGGGTGCTCCTGATATAGGAGTAACTTGATAGTTGGCTGTTGGGACTAATGGCTGTATAGTATCCGCTCTATATCTAGCTGACTTTGCGAATCTCATAAAGTTTACAGTGCCGTCAAAAGTGCTAACTAATGCGTTAGCATTTCCAATAGCAATCGGACCAGCAGGAGATGCATTAGCTACAAATCCTGTATGATCTACTAAAACATTATTAACATACAATCGTAAATTAGTTTTATTTGCTTCATAGGAAACAGCGACATGATAATTTGATAAAGCATTGACATTACCACCTCTAACTTGCGTGCTTTGTCCGAAACTATTCACATAAAACACCAGGTTTGTATCTTTATCAACAAAAAACTCATAATAGTTATCATTGTCTACATATCTAGAAAATAACGCTTGATTGCTTCCGAACGCGTCAGTTGAGAGTCTAAATTCTGTATCGAGTGTAAAGTTATCATCATGAATATCAAAATCTGGACTACTGGGAACACTTAAAAAATTAGTCCCTGCAAAGTCATAAGAACCTCCAAAAGCGTATGACCCTGATCCTTGCGCTGTTACAGTATGTGCGCTGGGACTTTCATCCGTTAAGTTGGAATTAAAATTTAAAAGTAATTTAGATGCAGTGTTATCGCCGATATCAATACCTTGATTACCTAAGATTGTGGATGGGAATGTAAAACCGGATGGATCTTGAAAAACACCATTTAAAAATACCATTATCTCAGACGAAGTGCCTACATTTGCTGTTGCAGGAAAGGCGAAAGCTTCAGTATTAGCATTAAGAATATAAGCATTAGAAGAAACTGTTTTTACACCTGTGTTTGAGTAATCAATCGCTACAACTTGAGGAAAAGTGCGATTAATTCTAAAACGTTCAGGTAGAGATAAAGCTTTTAAAGTTAAATTTGAAGCATTAGGAGGGGCTAGAAAAGAAGCAGTTGCTCCAGCGTTAGAAACTGAATATGATTCAGTTGACTGAGTGATACCATCAACAATAGCAAGCACTTCACCGCGATGACTCACCGCCGCACTTAAATTAAAATCAGTAGCTGAACCTCCTGTGTTAGTATAAGTAACTTCTGATAGCACAGGAAATGCAGTTAGGGAAATAGTTGCGTCATCAGGGTAAGTTGCCATTAACCTGCTTCGCCTCCTCTCATTGCTCTACGAATTGGTCCATTAGTTCTTAAATCTCTTAATACAATATCAACAACCATTTTGTCGCCATCAAACTTTGGTGGACCTTGTTGTTCAGCTTCTTTTGGTTGTCCCTCATTAGTAACATTGATACTAACAGGAGGTCCGCCCATTTGTCCAGTTGCATTTAATTGTTGCATTGCCCCCATGCCCCCTGCAGCCTGAACTGCGGGCTTACGTACTACAAACTCACCCGGCTCTAACATTGCAGGCACACGGTCTCTTTGCATACCCCCAGCTGCAAATTTACGAACTAAACCGCCACTAGCTAAACCAGCAGGAATATAGGTATTAGCTCCTTGACCAACAGACGGAGCACCGCCACCAAAAAAGGAACTGACGCCCCCAAAAATACTGCTGAGAATACCGCCACCGTTACTTCCGCCAGACCCGCTAAAGGATTGAAGCACAGATGAGAAGATACCACTTACAGAACTACCTAGACTGGTGAAACTATTTCCAATAGATGAGAAAAACTCTCCACCTTTGGTCTTTGCTGTTTCCCAATAGTCTTTAACAGTTTGCGTAAATCCTTTTCCTGCTTCAGTAGCGTCTTTAACAAA